TAGCACAACAAACTTTGTTGCATGGGGTGAAGCAGCATCAGGAGACTTAGTATTAGAACCAGGTATGTGGTCACTAGATAATTTTGGTGACAAAGCTATTTGTTTAATTCACGACAGTGCTGTTTTTTCTTGGGACTCTGCAGCATCAGGTGCAGAAAACACTAGAGCAAGTATTATAACTGGTGCACCAACTGCATCACGACACATGCTAGTATCTACACCGGATAGACACTTAGTATTCTTTGGAACAGAAACAACTATTGGAGATACATCTACACAAGATGATATGTTTATAAGATTCTCAGACCAAGAGGATATAAATACATATACACCTACAGCAACCAATACAGCAGGTACACAAAGACTTGCTGATGGATCACAAATTAGAGGAGCAATTCGTGGTAGAGATGCAATCTATGTTTGGACTGATACAGCGTTATTTACACAACGTTTTGTTGGTCAACCATTTACCTTTGCGTTTGCACAAGTTGGAACTAACTGTGGACTTGTTGGACAGAATGCATGTGTAGAAGTTGATGGTTCTGCATATTTAGAATCTGGTAACCAAATGGTATCTGCTGGATTAAACAATCTTTTTGGTGAAGTCATGTGGTTCTATCCAACTTCCTCATCTTCTGTTGTAAACAGAATGGTTGCATATAACTATTTTGACTCTTCACCACAAAGACCTGTTTGGACAAACGGAACACTAGCTAGAACAATGTGGGAAGACTCTGCAGTATTTGGTAAACCACATGCTTTAGAGTACAGTGCAGGAGTGGATACATCTTTTGATGTTGTGGGAAACACGGAAGGTTCTACAGTATACTATGAACACGAAACAGGGACAGATCAAGTTCAAGGTGGTGCAACGACTGCAATCACAGCTAACATATCTTCTGGAGATTTTGATATTAGTCAAAGAAGAAGTATCACAGGTCAAACAACAGCAGGAGCTGATCTTAGAGGAGATGGTGAGTTTATAATGAAAATTAGAAGATTCATACCAGACTTCATATCTCAAACAGGTAACACACAAGTTACATTACAATTAAGAAATTTTCCAAATGATAGTCAAGCTAGTTCATCACTTGGACCTTTTACAGTAACATCATCTACACAAAAAGTAGATACACGTGCAAGAGCAAGAGCTATTGCATTAAAAATAGCAAACACATCATCTAATCAAA